TCTTAAGAATGAGGTACTCCAGAACTTAATAGTTTCCTGTGATTTAAGATTACCATAGAGCATCTCAAAGTCAGATTCGGATGACATCTGAAACATATATTTTACCATATTCTTATATGGAATTTGGTAAATATCTGATTTGTCATCATATGTTCCTGGAAGAAACCCAATTTCGCGGGTTGCTACTAGTGAACGAACAATATAAACTTTTTCATAAGGGGATTTTTCATTCAAAACTTCTTTTAGTGCATTATAAAGTGTAATAAAAGTTTTACCTGTTCCAGCACAACCATATGCGACTAAATGTTTTTGATTAGCATATGAGTCAAAAAGTTTTTTCTGATTATCAGTAAGAGGATCAATATCAATCAAATAATCAGAACTAAGTGGTTTTCTACGCTTCATTTGACGGGTTGTTAAACCAACACCAATTGGTTGGTCATTCGTCCTTCTTTTTCTTGTCATACTAGATTTTTTTTACAGTTGAACCAGGAGTTTTTGATGCACGATCTAATACATCATTCCATCCAGGATTTTTGGAGATTAATTTATTTTTCCAATCTCCAACTTCTCCAGGAGTGGCACATCCTTGTGACCAATCGCGGGTCCATTCAGGATTATCTTTATACCATTGCATAATGTCGTTGACACTCATTTCAACAACCTTTGTTTCACCAGTTTCTTTATGAATAATAGGATAAATTGCCATAAGTTAAGAATTCAAGATAATTTATTTATGGATACACTATATCACCCAATCTGCTTCACCACCAAGTGCTTCATAACAAATAGGAAACTGTTCAGCAAAAACTGCTTTACACGCTTTCGCAATATTCATATGTTCTCGTTGAGTTCCTGACTTTTCTCGGAGAGCAATATAGGTTATCCACGAACGGCAAGAACCCGTCATATAGATGCGTGTGGGCGTTGCCAAGGGCAATACAAACCTCGCACACTCTTTTGCTACTCCCTTATCAAGAAGTTCCTTGTAGAGTTGCATAGACTCCTTAAAATGATCATTAATCTTTAACCAAAGATCTTGTTTTACATCCTCATCAATATCATCAATTGAGTTTTGACGATTCTTCGTATCTTGACGACGAAGATCGGGAACAGGGATTTCTCCTAACAAAGAAGAATCTGCATAGCGTTGCGAAAATTCTTGATATGTAAATGAACGGTGACGTAAAATTTGTGCCGCAATACCACGATTCGTTTCAATTTCAAGCGTCATAGAAGACTGTTCAAAAACAGACCAATGATTATGCTTAATACAATAAGCAAGCAACTTGGAATAGTTTTCGTTGTCTTGATTCGCAGGATTACTAACTCTAGCAATGTATGCCATTGTCTTTTCTGCATCAGGCGTTACCGAAATAAGTTTTACTGTCATTTTTTTCCAAATCCTTTTGATGTTTTTGTTTCAAGTTCTGCAAGTTCTTCTTTCACAACTCGCAATTGTTTTTTCATTTCTATCAATTGCTCTGCCGAATATAAGTGTTCTTGTTTTGTCATTCTTTCAAGCAATTTTACAAGTTCTCTTGCTCTGTTAGTCATCTAAATCAGAATCCTCAAATATTTCGTCGTAATCTAAAAGTGGTCTTTTTCTAACCTCTGGTTCTATGTGTTTATAAGCAGAAGCATCAGAATAAACTTCTGCTTTCAGAGAATCAACCAACAGTTCAAGATTACGGACGATAAGTTTTAGTTTGTCTTTGTCCATAAGATACTATTGTCTCTCCACATCATAACATAAAAAAAGGAGGGAATCAATCCCTCCTTTACATCAAGCAATTTGCGGTTGCTTTGCCATATTCAATTGTGCAATTTTAAGAAGGGTTTCCTTCTTTGCCTTTTTCTTTAAGTAACGAACGAAGTAAGTGTTCATTTGTGTCCCTCCTTTACAAACTTAACACCACGATAGGTTTCGTCGTATTGTTGGGGTTGTTGCATCATTTGCTGTTGGTATTCAATACGCTTTTGAGTGTCATATTCAACACCACGATATACTACTTTTGACATTAGGGTTCTCCTTAATGGTTTAGGTTAAAGAGCGTTCCTTCAGTCGGCGTTTGCGTTCGCTATTTGCAAATAGCGAATGAACGATCCGTTCCGCGTCGGCTTACTTCCGTCTGATATTTCAGATGAACGTAAGGTCATTATAGACCTATTGCATTTATATAGACAAGTTATCTTTTAAAATTGTAACATTAAATACTAAATCGTATCAATATTATACACAAATTCCCTATTATTAACAACATTTCTTATCAAATCGTCAAAAACCTCTCTATTCTTTTGCCTCCAAATAGCACCTTTATCATATTCTTTTCTCCACTTTTTCATTTCTAGTTCTAATTTTCTTTTTCTTCTTTTTTCCCAAAAAATAGACATTTGTTTAGAAGAAAATCCTTCTCCCCCATCGGTTAAATTTCTTAAAATACCAGTTCCAATATCTTTACGTCCCAAAATGTTTATCATATAAATTTCATGCTTAAAAGCATCTTCTTCAGTTAAACCCATTTTTAAAAAAAGTATTCTATCTTTAGGAGGAACTTTTACAGATTTACAATCTCCACTATAAGCACGATTATTTCTTCCCTTACCAATATAATAAGGAGTTCCGTCTTCACGCAAATATGCGTAAGTATAGTATTCCATCTGCTTCTAAATTAAGGTCGCAATAGTATTTATAATAAAATAGGGTGGATTTCTCCACCCTTCTCTAAAAGTGCGACCTTATTAGAGCACTATTATTTATTATAAAATCTTAAGGAGGCAAAAAAATTGCCGGGATTTTTTCCCGGCATATGGTAAATCACTTTCTCTTTTTCTTTTCGGGTGACTTATATCCCCAGAGTTTTGGATTGACTCTCCCATACCCAAAGTCAATGCTCTTTACATTCTCACGAAACTTATCCCAATACATATCAAACAATTTAATTTTTCCACCACGAGTAAGATCAAAGCAAATCTTATCATCAATCATATACTTAATAATATATGCGTCATTAGGAGCATCTTTAGTACAAACTTCAGCATAAGACCCACCCTGAATTAGTATTTCACACCCGTAGCGTGACTTACAATTTTCTTTTTCTGCAGGTGTCCAAGTATCCATATGCTTTTCTGTACTTTGTGCTTTATCAATTACATCACTAAGTTTACTCATACTCAAGAACGTCCTCCCCATTGAATATTGGGATATGATTGACTTGCAATTTCTTTAGTGATCTTATATTTTGTTTCTAACTTCTTATCTTTTACAAGACATAAAATTTCAGCCTCAAGAGGATGTAATCCTTGAAGTAAGTTAATAAACATTGTTTCTCTACGAAGAGAACTCAATGAATCATTTCCACCCTTAACAAAATTATAAAACTTTTGATATTCTTTGCGGATAGAAGAACGACCTTGATCTTGGGATCCAAGAGAATTTGATCCAAGTTCTTTCATTTTATAAACAGCATCATCAATTTTTTCAGTAATTGTTCCACTGAAAGAATTTTGTTCCCCAACACTTGCATAAGGAACTTCCCCTACAGGAAGTGCAGAAACAATACTCTCATCAAAATTCCAAACAAAAAGGGTTTGAATAGAAGGATGCGAATATTTTTGTAGAACTTCTACTTTTTTAGCAATACTTTTTTGCTTCATTGCTAAATTAAAGACTTCAAATACAAAAGGATTTGAAGGCAATTCTGCAATAGGTGAATCTTTCTTTTCAGTCGTAACTGATGGTTTAGATTTCGTCGTCGTCTTCTTCTGTGTCGTTGTAGTCATGATAGTTTTCAAAATTAAATGCAATTACCTCATCTGGAATTAAATTCCCTTGTCCATCAAACATTTCGGGGTGAGGTCTTGGAATTTCCCGATAGTTCATCATGTATTCTCTAGCAACCCATCCACCTATAAGTCCCACTATAAGAAACAAAATTGTTAAAAATGAACCAAATACTAGACTGACTGCTAACATTTTTTTCTCCGGGAAACTACTATTTTTTTCTTATGTTGAAAGAAAATTCAACATAGATGGTTACCTCCCGTTTTAGAAAGCAAACCATCTTTTCAAAGATGATGTGGAAAGGATACGTTTGCTTTCTTTTACCTCCATTAAGAATAAGTTCAATACCCCGATTGAGATTCGGGTTCTTATTTGTATTTATAGTATCATCAAACAATTTGTTGTTCTTTGAGGAATTTGATTGTGTCAACACACCCTCCCAATTTGGTATCATTGCAAATTACTTGTGGAAATGTGGATCCTTCACCAAATTCGGCATAAAATTCTTCTCCGGTAAAGTCCTGATCCAAAGTGTAAATAACGTGCTTACACTCAGATAATTCTAGCACTTGTTTGATTTTTGTGCAATATGGACAATTTTCTTTTGAATAAACTGTAAAATTCATAATTTTCTTAAAACTTATTTAACTTTGAAACATGTAGGATCTAATATCTGTGACTTCACTAATATGTTCTAATTTTTGAACAGTTTCAGGATCTAATAAGTCAGGATGATACCACCAATCTTCAAATGAACTACACTCATTGGGTGAGACATTTGCTACAAGTAATTTATATCCTTTACTTTCCAAATATTCTCTTGATTTAGACCTATAAGAATTTGTAAGATCTACATAGTGATCATGCTCATAAGTTATGATTGCAAATTTATATGTTTCAAATGGAATTTTTAATAAAATTTGATAAGTAACTTCGGATGGTTCACAATCTAACTGAAGATAGTCGAATACTGTGCCCTTGTCAAATTCATTTAAAATATTCAAGTAATCTACTTGTGTAGCATCTGCACATATAATTTTATTTTTTCTCTGTTCAGAAAACATCTTACAAAGATTTTCTTTTATTTCTATAGAAATTCCATCCCAATTAAATTCAGTTTCTAATAGTGCGGTATTGTTTTGATAAAAGGGTTCTTGTGCACCTATTTCCAAATACAATCCATTACGTTTTCCATTTAACGCTGTTAAAATAAACAGATCTTGGAATGATTGTGAATAATTTTTTTCAATTTTTTCAGATCCTTCAAAATCAAATCTTAATTTTTTACCTACATTTTTACGATACTTAATTTCATCTTCTGAAATATACCCAGTAGCTAAATCAAGAAGCATTTGTTGAATAGGTTGAAAATCTTCCTCTTTAATTTTATGATTATTTTTAATTTCTTGAAGAAGTGCTCTAGATTCTTCTCCCTTTTCCCACCACCAAGCAGCAACCGCTTTCAGATATAGTAATCCATATTTTCCTGGATATTGAACATCAGTTCTCAAAGGTGGAGAATCGAAATCACATAATTTTAAAGATATATCACTATTAATATAACAATCTTGCCACCAACCTTTACGTTGTGCAAATCTTGCCAATAAGTAATATGCTTCTGGTCTCGTAGGAAGAAATACTTGCGCTTGCCATAACATAGATCTAACACTTTCGTCTCTGGTTCCTTGCCTATCATAGCAATGAGATCCATGTATTAATGCTTCATATGCTAAATTCTTATCATATTCAATCGCTCTTTCTGCACATCTTAAAAAATAAGATAAAGCAGGGGCAGTATGTCCTCTTTCTGCATACCAAAGTCCAAGATTAAAATTGTGTTCTGGATTTTCAGTATCTAAAGAAAAATCTATGAGTAATTTTTCAATGTCAGTTTTTTTGTCTATTTCGATATCAGGTAATAGGAAATTTTTTACTCTTGGTAAATCGAATATAATTTTTGGTAGTTTTTCTATTGGATATAATTTTAATACATGATTGCTGTTTCCACAAGGAGGAATATTATTTTCTTCAAATTTGTAATTTTCAATAAATTTTATCATTTCATCATTCGAATATTTATCATGTACTAAATGATCAAACTTTTGATTGGCATGACTAAATGATTGAGATTTTAATAGCCTATTTGTATTATCTCCCATCCAACTAAAATGCCATCCCATATCATTCATTCTTTTTCCAGGAATGTATTGACCATTTTCTTCTTTTGGTTCAGTGTAAGCCCACACAATATTTTCATTAAAAATAAAAGGAAATCCATCACAATGCGTTTCTGTTGAACCCGGAATATGAAAAGCAGATCTAATATTATTTAAACTGTTATTTTTCATATGTTCTTTAAGACATAAAAATAAAGAGTATCTCCACTCTAAAGGTATGTCAGTATCTTTAATATAAACTCTATAATCTGCTCTTCCCTCAAAATGAATTAAATCACATTTAAATATCTTGTCTCTTTGTCCTCTTACATGATTGCACATCAATGGAATATAATCTGGATTAATAATTTCATCACAGTCACTTACAATAAAAACGCAATCATCATCAAAATCATTTGTTTCTAAGCATCTAGAAATAGCATCTCTTTGTATTCTTTCTTTTGATACTATTCCTGGATGATAAAAATTATCAAAACCATTTGGTTCTCCAATTTTTTCTGGAGACAAATCAACTTCTATTACTTCTATATTTACATCTTGTAATCCAAGTTCTTTGATTGTTTCTTTCAATGCATACTCTTTGGGAATTCCACTAAAAGTATAGTTTGCTTCAGTTACAATAAACTTATCAACATAATCTTTTAGTAAATTAATTCTTAATTCAAAAATTTCCTTTTCGTTAAAGTATGTAAAACAATCTACTACATTTAACTTATCAGTTTTTTTATGTTTTGACTTCCACCAGGACAAAACTTTTTTATTTGCAATGTAATGATTATTTTTTTGCCCATCATTCACATCATCATCATTCCCAATAAAAGTAGATTTAAAGTTTGTTTCCTCAACAAATAATGGAATAGTATATGTTTTTCCTTGACTAGAAAAAATAATATTTTCAATCAAAGGCATAATATTTTTATTTGGAACATATAAATGATATTCATCACCTTTTATATGTGTTTCAATTATTTTTTTAGCATAGTCCCTGGTTAAAATATATGCTGTTGCAGACCAATCATTCCAATATCTTTCTCTTAATTCAAAGGTATCATAATTTTCACGTATGGTTAATAATTGAACACAGTCAGCATCATCTGGAATAGTTTCTAAAAATTCATCCCAAGAAAAGTTCCAATACTCAACTGTTTCAAAACTTAAATCATCCTCTGCAAAAAATCCATAATCATCATCGGTGTTTTCATACCATTCTTTTATCATTTTTAAATGAGAAACACAGCACCCTTTAGTCCCATCATTTAATTGATATTATATTTTTTACATTGGGATTCAAAATTTTCTCTTCTTTCAATACTTTCCTCTAAAGATGCATACCATACAGATTGAGGAAATCCTTCCAATTTATTTTCCATATTTTTGTCAATTAAATGTTTTTCTAAGTTCTCTTGTTCTACTATTTTAGCATAAAAATAATTAGTTTGGTTTTCTTCTATTTCCCATTTTGTTTCATTATCGACTCTATAATCAGTAATATCTTTTAGAATTTTATTTTTCTTTATTAGATCTTGAACAATAATGTATTCAGTTTGCCACTTTAAATCATCTCCACACCAACGATTTGAAAGATTACTCTCATAAAATTTTTCAACTTCTGGATCATAATCTTTACAATATAGATATCTATTTTTATCTGGATGTGGAATATGAATCAAAGTCAAATCATTTTTTATTTTTCTTTGAGTTAATCCAAATAATTTTAGTCTTTCAGATATATTATCATCTTCCCACCCATAACTTTGTATACATTCATCATATCCCCCAATATATTCAAAATAACTTTTTTTAACCAATAACAAACCTTTTAAGTATTTAAATAAAGGACTATATGATGAAACGTATTCAAATATTTCCTCGGCAGATGACTCTGCTATTTTAATATTATATGTTTGTGTTTTTTCACACCAGTGTTCAAAATTTTCTGGTAATTTTATTCCTGATACAAACTCTGTTTCTTCAATATTGTAATCATCAAAAAAATTATAATAAGGATTGATAATATAATCAGTATCTACTTTTAAGATATATTCTTCTGATGCAATTCCAGCAGCAAGATTTAATGGATGCGATAAATTAAAATACTCTTGACCTTCAACTCTTATTACTTTAATTCTAGAATCTAACTTTACAATATCATCAATTGGATTATCAGAAGTCCAATCAACAATAATTATTTCTTTTATATTATCATATTTTAACCATGAATTTAAAGAAATAATTAATGAATCTCTTCTGTTTTTACAAGCACATATTAAAGAAATGTTCATATTTTTTCGGCAAAATAATATTGTTCATCCACTTTAATAATATTCCAATTTATTTTTGGTTTAACATAATAATGAGTTATATTTTGACAATAAGATATCATATTTTGATCTATATGAGTTTGAGCTAACAGGTAATTATAATTATATTTAAATTCATATTCTGGTTGATCTGGCATGGATGAGCGAATAGAATTATTTAAATTTTCATATGTAAAAGCTTTAAAATTTTTAATTCTGTCATGATCTTCATGGGGTATGTGGATTAAAGTATAATCTAAATTAATTTTTTTTTCAACCAGTCCATACAATCTCAATCTATTCTCAATTTCACTATCTTCTCCTGCATAATATTCTCCCATATTTTCATTATAACCACCAATTTCATTTAAATGTTTTAATTTTACATATAACAATCCTCTCAAATATTTGTAAAATTGAATGTTATTATCTTCTTGAATGTCTACCTTATCTCCACAAACGAAAGTATCATCATCTATTGTATAATTGTTAAAAAAATTAAAATATGGACTAAAAATATAATCAGTATCAACTTTTATTACTGCTTCTTTTGAACATAATCTCAAAGCAAGATTTAATGGTTGAGGTTGATTAAAATATTTTTCATGATTTACTCTTATTACTTTAATTCTTTTATCTATTTTGGCAAGAAAACTAATTGATTCATCAGAATCCCAATCAACAATAATTATTTCTTTTATTTCATCATAAAGTAACCAAGAAGATAACGAAACTATAAGAGGTTTTACTCTATTTTTACACGCACAAATTAATGATACTTCCATAAAAAATTTTATTATTTAATTAATATAATTTATATATGTTATTCTCTAATGTATTCTATTACAAAATCTTTTGGAACTCTTAAAAGATAAGCAGCATTATCTTGAAATCCAAAAGTAATTAAATAATCATTACCGTATTCACAAATACCAACTGCAAATTCAATTTCTGCTTCTAAAAATGAAAATCTTTTTGAAATTTTTACAATATTAAAATCATTATCCCATATTATAAACCTGTGTCTATAAGTACCATCCTTTCTTCCTACGGGACTTTTAAATAAAAATGTTTCGTGATTTAAACTTATTCGATAATCTTGATATTTAATTAATTGTGATCCACCTCTTAGATCTATGGCTCCAAGATCTTTCCATTCTTTATTAATTACTGTTTCAGTTTTATTTGTTTTTATATCATATTTTACTATTTCAGTACCATTTGTCCATTTAACAAAATGATATGGCATATCTAAAATTGGCATCCAATTTTTATTACAATATTCTTTATCTTCTCCTGGACAGGGAATTCTATATTGATTTATTTCTTTAACCCCATTTTCAGTAAATTCAAGTTCGGAAAGTTCCATTCTTCCCGTACCAATAGCATCAAGATCCCTTCTCACTCCAGTAATATAAAGTTTTTCATCCCATCTAACTATACGAGCATCTTCTAATCCAACAAATTCCCACAATTCTTTATCTGGAAATTTTGAAGTATCAATATGATGATATGATTTTATATTCATATGTTCATCAAGTTCGCACATAATATTTTTTGTGCGAAGACGAACATCATTTTCTGGATGAATATAAATTAATGGACCCCAATTATGTTCAAATTTTTTCTTTTCAGAATGATATAGTGTATAATTAATATTTCTAAGATTAACTAAGATCCTTCCATTATCATTGTAAATGGAAGGATTTGTTAGTGCCGGACCTTTTAAATCCGAAGAAGGAATGAGAAGAGGATGAATTGATCCACCATTTTCTAATGCAAGTTTTACAAAATTCATAGTATTTTATTACTTTAATAATTTATTCTTCTGTTGGAACTGTAGTTTCTTCTACAATTTCTTGAATAGGAATTGTAACTGTGATTTCTATTTTATGATCAGAACCGTGTTCTGCTATCATTTGAGTTACTTCTTCAAGAGTATAACCAGTATTCATACCATCATGAGTCAGATGATAGACATGCATTAAAGGCATTGTAAGTATTTCAGATTTTGTTTCCATTTATCCTTTTCTCCAAAGATTTTTTGAAAATTTAATCCAGTCTTGGATTCTCGTATCCCAACTGTAATAATTATTTATTACCTGCACTTGAACAGTGTTATCAAATTGTCCGTTTCGGTATTCTGTAATTGTTGCTTTAAGTTCCCTAGCAAACCTTTCAATGTGCTTTTGACGATCAGGAATATAACCATAAAGACGAGCAAATCCTAAAGAAGTTTCGGGAAGCACTGCAAGATTACTAGTAACCACTGAGCAACCAGCAGCAAGTGCTTCAATCATACAAATACAAGAAGTTTCTTCAAAATAAGAGGGATAAGCAAAGATATGTGTATTCATAAGTTGCTCACGAACTTTAGAATTATTTGTTCTTGTATGGCGAACAACTCTCTTATCATTTACAGCAAGATTTAAACAGTAACGAAGAAACTGTTCCTCCTGCACATTAACATGTGAATATTCATAAGTCTGTAATCCTTCCGCATATTGTTTCTTTCTTTCATCAGGATCAATTTCATGAAAAATATGCAAGTCAAAATCTTCTTCAGGAATAAGTTTAATTGCATCCAAAAGAATATCCAGTCCACGAATTGGATTAGGATGGAACATTAATTGAAGTTTTCCTTCTGGTTTTTTATGAGGTTTAAATGGATGAATAGCATTCTTTAAAACATAACATTTTTCCATTGGAAGTTGAAATTTTTCTCCAAATCTTTCATACTGCCAATCAGAAACAAACACATATGCCTTGAAATGTTTTTGGAACTGCTTATCCATTAACTGTTCAAGACCTTCTTCTCTATGATGGGGGTGCAACCAAACAATATTTGAACTATCAGGTGCAATTACATTATCACCAGGTATTACACACCAGTGCCAATCAGCAAGGTCAGGAGCAGCAGGAAGAACTAAGTCTTGCCATGCACGACCCATAATCTCAGTGCCACCAGTACCATCGGGATTGAGAGAGGCTTCCAATAAAGGAGGCATATTATTGTGTAGATATTCTGGCTTTGTTACAACTTCAGGTTCAGGCATTTCGTAATACTCCTTAGAAAATATTTTAATAATTACTTGTCTTAAATTTTCTGGAAAATCATTAAATTGATAGTGTTGAAAGTTTTCATTTCTTCCAAACAAATCTTTCTTGGATGCAATAGCATCTAGAATATTATCATCATTAATTATAGCATCTTTATTAAATTCTTG